GAATACTCCATTCCGAACAAGGCGTTTAGGCCTGGTTCTAATTCTTTCGCCAGTTGGGCTCTATTAATAGCCATAGTTATCTCCTATTCGCCTTTTACGAGCTACCAGTTGTACCAGTACCACCATTCAATTCGTGGTTGTTAATTTTTACAACGAAGACAGAGTTGTTCGCAGTAGCGTCATTACTCGGTATGTCGTAAAAATCAATCAACTTCACTTGAAGTGCAGCCGTAGTATTTTTGGAACTCGAATCAATTTCAACACCTGATATACCCGTAGTGGTGCTACCAGATCCGAAAACTAGATTACAGTTTTCGTTTAAATTTGCAGCTACTAGATTTGTTGCGTCTGAGTCTTGCTGACAGATAAATAACTGATGAGGATCATCAGCTACAAATGCTATCGCATCAGATGCAGCTGTTCCGTTAGGGAACGTATTATTAAATCTAGGCTTATCTGTACTTGGGTCTGTATAGAAACATCCCATAAACACTCCTCTTATAGCGTCGCCCGCTGTTGCTACAACGACAGTACCGTCGTTTGCTTGTTTGACTGGATCACCAGTAAAAATTCCGCTTGCGCCACTTGCAATAGAGTATTTAGTTGTACCAGTAGTTCCGCCTGGGGCAGAACCAACTTTTGCTATTGGTCTTAAACCAAATGCTTGGTCTATGTTAGCCATAGTAGTCTCCTAAATTATTTTAGAGACAATAATCTTACGAATTAAGACTTCTTGCCCCCAAAAGTTACTCTGCTCTGCCTCTCCTGATGGATCGGCATGCTTGGGTGCTCGTCTTTGTGTAGATCTTTTTCAATTGCAGTTGTCTTGTCGTTTGTAAGATTACGAAAATATTCATCTCGATCCTCTTTAACTTCAACAGGGCATCTCATTAAAATTAATCCACCTGTTCCTATAACGCCTTTATACTTACCATCTTGAACGGCAGGTATATCCATTCTGTCTGGATACTCATCTGCTCTCACAAGTTCATATCCACTTCGTATCCTTCCGATGACATTTTTTTCATCTAGTTGGCCACGATATTCAGCCCTTACCCACCTGTGGTGATAACCCTCTGGTGGTTCTGGTGCGTCTAGGTTTGATGGAGGAACCCATCCCCTCTTTCGAGTCACCTTTTCACGGGTTTCTTGCTTGCGTGATAGATTTTTAATTCCTTTAGTAGTCATTTACGCCTCCTATTCCTTCACGTGTTTTGCGTATTCTTCAAGTGGCACACCAAGTTTTTTTGCAATGGCTACCTGTGAAGGTGTGAGTCTCACAGTGCGACGTCCAGATTTTGTAGATCTATTTGCAGACGCAACCGGTTGGACGACTTGTCGATTGGTCTTGTTTATATCCCCAAATTTATGAGGAAACTCTTTTCTCATTTGATTGTCAAGTTCACTATAGTATTCTTCTGATTTAGGATCAAGAGCTTCTTGCTCAACTAATCTTTTGTGAATACCAAAAGCTGCATAAGTCATGACCTCATCTTTTCCAAACCATTCATTATCCTCTGCCCATTTTTCAGCCCTTGGATCTGGTTTTTGATAAGCAGGTTTTGCAGGCTCTTTTGGAGTTTCTGCCGGTTCTTCTTGCTTTGACAATAATTTTTCGGCCTCTTTTAATCTTTGTTGATCAATTGCAATTTGTGCTAATTGCTCCTGAGCTTTTACAACTGCATCATTATCTTTTGCTAATAAAGCTCTTTTAAGATTGTCTTTAATTACTTCAGACTGAGTATTTACTCTTTCTTTAAATTCTGCTGTATATCCCGAATCTAATTCTTTTGTCTTTGCTTCTAAATCATCGTTTTGTTTTTTTACTTTTTCTGCATACTCCAATGCTGCGGCCTCTCTTCTTTCAGCTTCACGCATTTTCTTTGTTAACTTATCTATACGTTTTTTTACCGATTCAGAATACTCATCTAATTCATCGTTTTTTGTATTTTGTGCAGCAGTTTCTTCAACGACAACTTCAGGTTCCTTAGTTTCATTTTTTTCTTTAGACTCATCTTTAGAGTCTTTTATTTCAATATCAACAGGTTCACCAGAGGTGTCTATAGGCACCATTTTTTCCTGCTCACTTTGTATTTGTTGCATAGACTTCTCCATGTTTATAAAATGTTTGCTGGCAATACGTCTCTAGGATCATCAATGACAGCCAGTATTTCATCGTCATTAATAATTCTTAACTCACCGCCCTCTATTTTAATTCTAGATCCTGCATAGCGAGTTATTAATACCCAATCGTCCACTTTACACCATGGACCAGTAGGAAACTTTTCTTTATCCTTATAACATTCAGGTCCCATTTTAAGAACTTTACAAATATTTGTAGTAACTTGTGATTCTTGAATAGTTTCATCTGTTAAATAGAGTCCTGATTTTGTTTTAGATTCTAACTTTAATGGAAACAGTGTAATTCTATAACCCACTGGATTAGGAACTTTTTCTAGTTCCTTTTTCTGTTTTTCTACAGCTTTGCCATCCCATATATGTTTTGGCACAATTAATTTACTCATCTTCTAGCTCCGTTTTTCTAAGCAGGTCCGTGAGTTCCTGTTCTTCTTGTTTTAAAGCTGCTAATTTTCCAGTTAGATATTTATAATCTGCCCAGTCTTTAGCCAGTCCGTTTAGTATAGACTCTTCTACTTGCTTTTGTCTACTAATTAATTCTTTTTTATAAAAAGTAAAAAAATTTTCTATCCGCATGATTTCATAAGGTCAGCTAATTTTTTACAGCGATTTGGTGTCTGTTTATTCCATCTTGAGTCTAGCATCTCGTAACTTGCACCAACAAAATTAGCTTCTTGCAGGCATTTCCACATGTTTTTAAATTTAGATACTCCATACTGTCCAAGTTGGAAACACATCTCCGCTAACACGTGTTGCACTGTTTCTGGTAAATCATCAATATTATTTTGAGTCATTAATTGTTTAGCTTGAGCTATCGCTCTGCTTAAATCTTTATCAAATACTGATTGTAATTCTTCTTCAGTGTATTCTTGATCAGGAACGAAAGGATCTCCTACAACAACTTTATGGCCCCAGCCAATGGTGTCAAAACCCTCGGTATCTTGATAGATTTTATTTTTGAACCCTTCACTTAATTTTACTGATTTAGATAATTCTTCGTAACTCATTTACCTCTTATTACTTTTTGCAAAGTTTTTGCTTGGCCTGCATGCAACTTTGATGCTTTCTTTAAACCTTTAATAACTTTTTTTACTTTTTTCTTTTTTACTTTTTTCATTTCTTTTTAAACATTCCTATTGCGCTAGATCCCGCCTTGATGCCGAAGCTGGCAGATATCGCAATATACAACAAATTATGATAATATGACGGCAGGTCCTGGAGTGCAAGAAAACCTTTATGTACGTGTTCTTGTAAAGGCGTGAATACTAAAACTGCAGGAAGTAGTAGAACAATTAATGCTACCTCATCTTTCCAGCTGCCTTTCATTTGATCAACAGCACTTTGCTCCCATGCAACCTTACCAGCAATTTGATCTTCTTTAAGTTTCTGTGTTGCTTTAATAGTTGTAAGTTTTAATTCTTGTTTTGCTTTTTTTGTTTCTACAAAACCCTTGACGCCATCAGCGACGACGCCAAGAAGTGGTTTTGCTAAAAGTTGCCACATATAATTTTAGATTGCTCCTATAATTACGATTACAATTATTGCCACAATACCAGCTTTAATCCAATCCTTCATTTTCCAATCAGACCATTCTTTTAAATGATCGATTAAGTCTCTAATTAAATTCATAGAAACCTCCTTTTGATTTGATAAAGTATACTATTTTACGCCTTTAAATGCTACTTTTTTTATTTGCATGTTACTAGTCTGTCCTTTTGGTCCAGAACCTTTGTTTTTTTTAACAACAAATGGAGCGAAAGTTATCGCTGCATCAGAAGCAACAATGGTGTTTGGAAAAGGATTCTTACTAGGAACCTCAGTCATTTTTGCATTTTTAAATTTCATTAAAATCCTCTCTTTGCTATACCCATACCTTTTATGGTTATTCTTCGTTTTATACCAGTTTTTTTATTTACTGAACCACCTTTTTTGTATTTTTTTGCAAGTTCAGGGTCCATTTTTTTTTGAACAGTTTCAGGTAACATTGAAAAACCTTTGTATTCAGCAGGCACGCCACCCTCTTTCATAGATATTACAGATCCACCATCTTTTTGTTTCATCACCTCTTCAAATGATCCATCTGGTTTTCTGATAAACGTTCTGTCATTAACAGTAACTGTTTCTCTTTCTAAAGTAACATTACCTTTACCACCTTTACCCGGATTTCTAGTAGGTTTTGGAGGTTTATTCATTTTTCCCTCTTTAAATTTTTTAGCTATTTCTTGTTCAATTATACCTGCTCTTTTATCTATGCCAATGTCTTCAGTTACTCTTGCAATAGACTCTAAAAGAGCTTTTCTTGACAGTCCAGTCTCTACAGCTTCATTAATCATCTTCATTTCAGCTGATGAAAGTCCTCCAGGTAATTCTTTTTTTGATTTATTTTCTTCAGACATGATTAATGTATAGTAGGTTTTAGCAAGTTTTTCAAGTCTTTGACGTTATGTTCTAAAATTTCTTGAAATTGTTGAAAGTTTAAGTTGTTTTCATACAAAACTTTAGCAGCTCCCATCATTGCACCAGCCAATAATACATTTTCATCGCTGTTTTTTGAAAATTTATGTGCAAAATCCATTAAATTATCAAAATAAAAAGCTAATTTTTCTTCTGCTTCAGTCATAATATTTATATTAGACTGATATTTCACTTTTACAACTTACTTTTTAGTTTTTTTGGAGATGCCTGCTCTATTTAAAGCTATTGCAATTGCTTGTTTACGTGATTTTACTTTCTTTTTTGATTTTCCAATGTTTAATTTTTTATCTTTAAACTCTTTCATTACTTTGCTTACCTTTTTTTCGGCTACACCACCCTTTTTAAGACCTTGTGCTTTTAATTTTGCTGTTGCAGCAGCTAAACCACCACCTTTAAAACCCTTTAATGACTGAAAAGTTGGAACTCTTGTTCCTGCACGCAAAAGTTTTTGTATATCTTTTGGATCTATTCTTGTTCTATTAGCTTTAAGCTGTCTTCTTAGTTTTCTTATCTCTGCTGGTGTAAATTTTACCATAATTAATTACCTCTTTGTTTTGACAAATTAACGTTTGCTCTTAATTGAGATATGTCCTCGTTAGATTGTATTTTTTCTCTTTGTATTTTCTCCTGCTCTTCAGTTTTTTCTTGATCAAATTTTAATCTTTCTTGATCGTTCATAGCACGTCTATTTATTTCAGCTTCTTGTAAATCTAAATCACGTTTTTTAAGCTCAAGAAGTGGATCAGTTTGATTACCTTCCAAGTATTCTTGTTCCTCTGCTACCATGTCCTCTGTTCTTTTTGCTACAAGTTCAGCTATTTCTTTTTCATTTTGCATTTGAAATTGTTGTAAAAGTTCTGGAGGTAATTGTCCTCCAAACTTCATAGCTTGTTCTTGAATTAATGGTGCATTTTTTTGTTCTATTTCTTCTCTTGCTTGTTGTGAAATATGTTCTGACACGTGAGCCTGTAATATAATTAATATTTGCGGATTATTTTTTACAAGAAACGATGACATGAAGGCACGATGTGCATTGATATGTTGTTGATGATCTTGACCAGGAAAGACTTGAAAAGGTAACTGTTTTAAAGCTGCAGAGTTTTCGGCTCCTGGATCTTTTGGCGTTGGCGGTTGAGGTGGCGGTAATATTGCATCAATACCATCTACCCCTAATGCCATGTACATTCTTTTGTATGCCTCATACAAGCTGTGTATTTCTGGTTTTGATTGAGCTAACTGTAATTGAGTTTGAGCCAAAGATATTCTTTGTGTCATTGAAAATATATTAGGATCACTTACAGGTATTACATCTACACGATCATCAAAATCTAAAACTTTTATTTGTCGGTCTCCACCACGAACTGAGTATGGGTAACTAGGTGGCAAGTATTCTGAAAATACTCTAGCTAATATTTTAAACTCGATGTGTTGTGCATAATGCAATCTTTTGTGAATACTAGACATGACCCGTGAGCCACGTTCCAATAATGCCATTGTTGTACCAACTGGATTTGCTTGTGAACCATCACCAATCTTTTGATCAGCAATAGAAGCGAACTCTCTACCACTTTGAACGACAAATCCTAATAGTTGAAATAATGTATTATCAGGCCCCTTGTAAGGCAGTGGCATTAAGCCTTCACGAATGCTACCGCCTGGAGCGTCTACGTCTCTAAATTCTCCTGGCTGTATTGGTGAATCATCATCCCTGATTCTAAGTCCACGTGCCTTGAATCCTGCAGGTAAATTTGACAAGGTTCCCGCATCAATAAGTTGACGAAGCGCACTGGTAGCCGTTCTTGATAAACCACCGAGCATATGGATAAGACCAAACCCGTAAAAACCAAGACCAGGCAAAAATTTAAAGTGAACAAAAAACGAAACCTTTTCTTTTTTGGAATCGTTGGGTTTATAATTTCTGTATATTGATAAAACTTCTCTTGAGTTTTCATCAATAGTAATAATGTATGGTAGTTTAATTCCAGTTGGTTCTCCGTTTATATCTCTGTCTTCAAACCCTTCGATATCACACTCAGCATGGAACTCTATTAGATTAAACTCATAATCATCTTCTGATTTTTGCACACCCTCAAGTTTATCCATTTTATCCTGAACAGGATCTTCATCACCTTGTCCGGGCGATAAATCTATATCTCTGTAAAATCCTGATACTTGTTTTTTTCGTAAATCATTTTCTGACATTTTAAGAACGTGCGCAATACGTTCAGCTGTCATTAGATCTGAAGCGTTGTAAGGAACTACTAAATTTTCAGATGGTATAAATTTTGATACTGCTCTACCTAAATTTGCATCATAGTAAACTTTTTTAAATGCAGAACCCGCAAGAGGTAAATGAAATAATAATTGATCCATCTCAGGGTCATACTCTTGCATAACATTTGTTATTTGATAATTCATAAAATCTTTAACTCGCTCTGCTTGTGCTTCTTTATCTGTTGTTATTTCACCGACAATATTTACATCCACAGGACCTTTCGCAGGTAACATTTCTCTATATGCGTGAGCTTGAAACTGCGTTACCGACTCTGCAAGTAATGGATGTGTTACGCCACTTGCTCCTTGAAATGGTTGAGATCTTTCATCATATTTAAAACCTAGAAGATCTAGGCCTTTTGCAAATCCTTGTTCCCAATCTTTTCTAGATGCTTTATCATCTTCAAATTCACTTACTAGTTTACTTGAAATCCTTTGTAATTCGTCTTTTGATACTACCTCAGCCAAGTTAGCATAAAAATCTGTTGAGGGCTGTTCTGGTGTAGGATTTAAGATTGCACCACCATCCTCTGTCATTATTACGTCTGGTGTAATATTTTCTACTGTTTCTACATCAACAGCTTCTGCATCCATGGGTGCATTATTAGCTTCTATTCTTTTTTCTACAGCCATTTATTCTCTACTCCTTAAAACGTTTAAAAGGGGGTTTTCTTTTTTTACCATCTTTTCTACATTACCGCCATCTTTAAAAGTTTGTGGTTCAAACTCAATACCGAAAAATTGAGATAGGGAGGGATCATTAGCTATCACACTTTGAAACTCTGGACTCTCCATCATATCCATTGCTATGCTCTCTCCAAGAAAAGTTGTAGGTCCGCCCATAAACAATCTTCCAGTTTTAACAGCCTTGGCTATACCCTTTAAAATTTTCTTTGCTTGCTCTGGTGAATTCTTATACATTTTATCTACCTGAGACAAAACTAAATCTAAATTGAATTGCTGTGCTTTGTTTAAAGTGTTTTTTCCTATTTCTTTTATTTTTGAATATATTTTTGATTGTGTTTTAGGTTTGTCAACACCCGTAGCTGTGCCTTTTGCTTCAAATATAAAATCAAAATTTTTATCTAAATATTTATTTTCAAAAGCTTTTGTGATCACAGGCAAACCATTCTTGCCTATACGAATAGCATTTTTATATCTTGGTTTAACAATAAACTTTTTGCCTTTTTTAGTGACACCTTTTTCTAAAATATCTTTTCTCATTTGTTCTGCATAACCAGCTAGATATCCAGAACTTTTAATTAAATCTAATTGAGGCTTAGTTAATCCTTTTAGAGCCGTGTTTCGATATTTTTTCATCGCTTTATTAAAACCATCAAAATCATCTACGAAATCATTTACATCGGGCACATTAGCTATGGCATTAATCTGTGCAGTCTTGATGCCAGAGTCTTTAAAAACTTCAAATATATCAGGACCCATTGCACGTTTAATATTAGAACCTTTAAGTATATTAGATATTTTAGAAGTTTCTCTCTCTACTCTCGTGCCAGGCGGCTCGTTTAATGTATCTATAACATCTGTCAAAGCAGCGGTTGATGATGCAAGTTTTGGTTTACTTTTTAATTTTTCAATCATCTGACCAAGCAAGGGATCACCGCCTTTTTCTAATTTGATAATACCCCCATCTGCTTTTTTATCTATATCAACAAGTTTAGGAAAGAGTATTTCAATGACCTCATCATATTGTTCTTTTGTATACTCACCACGATCATATTTTTTATCAGCAGCGTCTTTTGCTATCTTAAGAAGTAAACTGCTTAATCCTACTGGTTGTCCAATTCTATCATCATCAGCCATTAATAATATTCCCTCATATAGTGCGTGTCACGTGGTTCATCTTCAAAGTCACTAGGTAAATTAACAAAGTTACCTTGTCGAAAGCGTAACACAGCTTGTGTCATGCTATCCACTAAATCATCATGATCACCATAAGGGAAAGCTGCGCATTCTTCAATCATTTCTTCTGCCCACCTTCTATCTGGAATATACACTTTTCCAGCTTCAAAGATCGGTGCAACGGAGTTTACACGAACGTGCTTATCGTTTCCTTTACTTGGTGTAAAATTTAGTACAGGGACTCCTATCTGACGAAGTTCATGAGTTAGGGGGGTGCCACTTGCTTTTTGCTCGACAATAACACTTTCTGGCTCCCAATATTTATACTGCTCTAATGCAATTTTTTTTAATTCTGGGAAATCCCACCTCCCTTTTTCTACATCAACTAAAATTAGGTGTGGGCCTTTGTTTGGTGGATAGAAAACTCCCCACGTAGTGATTGCAGAAAAATCGGCTGTCTCTTTTTTACTGAAAGCTGTATCATAACTTTGTATAACATGAACAAGATCTGGGATGTCATCTTCCTCCCACTTTTTCCACCATTCACGTTTGATGATACTACCTTCTTCTGATGTAGGATTCTGTTGCCATTGTGCTTGCCACTTTGCTTCTGATAAAGAAGCCTTAACACTTTCCAATTCTTCTAACTTCCAATAGTTCGGCCACACTGGTTTATCACTTGGTAAGATTGCAGGGAACTCTATTACTTCCCATTGATCCGCTTTTGGTTCCGTTTGTGCTTTAAGCAATTGACCTGTTAAATCTTTTGTTGACCATCTTGTCATGACAATGACAATTGAACCGCCTGGCTGTAAACGTTGACGAGGACCAGAAGTATACCACTCGTATGCTGAATCAAGAGCCGTGTCACTTAAAGCGTCTTGCTCGGAATGTGGATCATCTATAATTAATAAATCTGCACCACGCCCGGTTATCGCACCACCGATCCCTGCTG